ACGATTCGCTCGGCCACCTGACCGGCGACCACCTGCTGAAGGAAGTCGCGAACCGCCTGTGCCGCGTGGTGCGCGCGGTCGACACCGTGGCGCGCCTGGGCGGCGACGAATTCGTGGTGCTGGTGCCGGGCGTGCGCGCGGCCGAGGAGTGCGCGCTGGTGGGCGAGAAGATCATCGGGGCGCTGGCCGAGCCGGTGCGCTTCGAAGGCCGCAGCCTGCACATCTCGCCCTCGATCGGCATCTGCCTGTGCCCGGACGACGGCGAGGACGTCGAAACCCTGATGCGCAAGGCCGACGCCGCGATGTATCACGCCAAGGCGTCCGGCCGCAATAACTACCAGTTCTTCGCCGAGCGCATGAACGTGGCGGCGGCGCGCCATTTCGAGCTCGAAACCAGCCTGCGCGGCGCGCTCGAGCGCGAGGAGTTCACGCTGTTCTACCAGCCCATCGTCGCGACGAAGGACGGCGCCGTGAAGGCCATGGAAGTGCTGCTGCGCTGGCGCCGCCCCGGCCACGGCCTCGTGGCGCCCGACGATTTCATCCCCATGCTGGAGGAGAACGGCCTGATCGTGCCGGTGGGCGAATGGGTGATCCGGGCCGCCTGCGAACAGTCGGTGGCATGGCGCCGCGCCGGCCTGCCGCCGGTGCCGCTGGCGGTCAACCTGTCGGCGCGCCAGTTCATGCACCGCGGCCTGATCGAGTCGATCCGCCGCATCGTGAGCGACACCGGGATCGATCCGGCCCTGCTCGAATTCGAGATTACGGAAACCGCGCTGATGCAGCACGGCAGCCAGACCCTGGAGACGCTCGAGCAGATTTCGGCGATGGGCATCCGCCTGTCGATCGACGACTTCGGCACCGGCTACTCGAGCCTGGCCTACCTGAAGCGCTTCCCGGTCCACAAGATCAAGATCGACCGCGCCTTCGTGCGCGACCTGGAGTCCAGCGGCGAAGACCGCGCGATCGTCGCCGCGATCATGGCGCTGGCCGGCAGCCTGCAGCTGTCGGTGGTGGCGGAAGGGGTGGAAACCGAAGCCCAGCTGGCGCTGCTGCGCAGCCACGGCTGCGAGTTCGCCCAGGGCTATCTGTTCGCGAAGCCGGCAGCGGCCGCCGAGATAGTCAATCGATAGTCGCGATGACGGGCGTGTGGTCGGAAGGCTGCTCCCACTTGCGCGGCTCGCGGTCGATGGTGCAGGCGGTGCAGCGCTGCGCCAGGCTGGCCGAGAGCAGGATGTGGTCGATGCGCAGGCCGCGGTTGCGGCGGAAGGCCATCTGGCGGTAGTCCCACCAGCTGTACTGTTTTTCCGGCTGCTCGAACAGGCGGAAGGCATCCGTCAGGCCCAGCCCGATCAGTTCGCCCAGCGCGGCGCGCTCCGGCTCCGAGCAGTGGATCGCGCCCGCCCATTCGACCGGGTCGTAGACGTCGCGGTCGTCCGGCGCGATGTTGTAGTCGCCCAGGATCGCAAAGTCCGGATGCGCCGCCATCTCCTGCGTCACCCACTCGCGCAGCGCCGCCAGCCAGGCCATCTTGTAGGCGAACTTGTCGGAGCCGACCGCCTGCCCATTCACGACATAGGCGCAGATGATGCGCACGCCCTGCACCGTGGCGGCGATCAGGCGCTGCTGCTCGTCCGGGAAATGCGGGTTGTTGCGCACCACGTCGCTCAGCGGGTGGCGCGAGAGGATGGCCACGCCGTTATAGGTTTTCTGGCCGCTGAACGCGACCTCGTAACCGGCGGCGTTGATCTCGGCGACCGGGAATTTATCGTCGGTGAGCTTGGTTTCCTGGATGCAGAGCACGTCGACGGGATTGGCGGCGAGCCATTGCAGCAGGTGCGGCAGGCGTACTTTTAGGGAGTTGACGTTCCAGGTTGCGATCTTCATTAATGCCTCAAAATCTAGTATTCATGCGGGTTTCGGGCATCTCTTTGTGGCTCAGATTGGCGCTAGCTACAAGGCTAGCTACAAATCGCGGATGAGACAGTCAGAGACAGCAGCGCCCGCATGATACCCGATCAGTTCTTCCCCTTGGTGGCGATCAGCCGGTCGATGCTGGCGCTGGTGATCCGCGACGCCGCACCGATTTTCACCAGGTCGAGCTGGCCACGTTCAACCAGGCGATAGACCGTCGCCCGGGATACCTTCAGCTTCTCCATGGTGCTTTTGACCTTGAAAAGTTCCTGCTCCATTGTTCGCTCCAGTTCAGTTGTTCTAGTTCGGCAGTTGCGGATCCGGACCGCGCTCGGCCAGGCACTCGGCGACATCGATGCCGGTTTGCTTCGCCAATGCCAGGATGGGGCCCTCGATGACTGCCAGCCGACCATAGCCCGGCGACAGGCGGCGGTAGAGCCACAGCATGGCGCTGAGCGAATTCGCGGCGGTGTCGAGGAGCCCTGCGGCGGGCTCCGACGACAGCGGATTTTGATCACGGGCGCCGCGCTCGTTACCCTCCTCGTAGCCGAGTTCGTATGCGGTCGCTGCATCCGGGTCCGCGAATGCGGCGCCGCTGTGATGACCATCACACTGCAAACCATGGCCGATGCCCGACTCATATGCATCGCAGATCGCTTGCACCTTTTCGCTGCTCCTGCAGGTTTTCGGCGCTCCTGCGGTTTTAGGAGCGACCTGCACCTGACGCGCGACGGATTGCTTTGCCATGCCCAGAATTTCGGAATGCAGGCTACCAATGCCATGCGCGCGGCCGGCCATGAAGTCTTCATCGCAGTCGTCAAGCTGCTCGCCGATGAGGCGCTTGGCCAGGGTCATCAGGTCGTTGTAGGTGATCGTGATCAGCAGACCCGGCTGGTAGGGGATCATTCCCTCGACCTGGGCCAGGGTAGTGGCCTCCGGATTGGCTAGCACGTCCAGGATGTGCGCTGGAGCGTTATGGGCGCCGGCCACCTGGTAGGCCGCGGCGATGATCGTCAGCAGCTTGTCGCGTTGCTCAGTGCTGTTTGTCTGGTCAACCTGGGTCATTCCGAACCTCTTTCAATGGCGCTCGCCAGCCAGCCCATCCAAACGTAGGACGTCACGAGATTCGTGTACGCTCCATCCTCCCGGCGCAGATCGAATTGCCGCCGTCCGGCCCAGGCCTCGAAGGTGGGTCGCTTGGCTTCCGCATCCCCCTCGACTTCGATCTTTTCGAGCTCTCGCGCCCGGCGCGGCTTTACCGGTTTCGCGGGAATCTCGTCTTCAATAGCGTCCTGCGCCTGGCCCATGGCGAGCGCTCGGATGGCGCCGCAGTAGGTGACGAGGCCCCAGTTGACGCCATCGCGGTAGAAGCGGCGATGGTGCTTAGCCTCCTCGGCCTGGCGTAGCTCGGGCAGCAGGGTGTAGGCCTTGATCAGCGCCGCCCGCTCGATAGCGCGCGCAAAGCCGATCACGTCGCCGCCGGCCTTCTTTGCGAACGCATTGATCTCATGGACGGTGAGAGGGCCGAACTGCTTCCCGTACCCGTCGCTGCCCTTACTGTGCTTCCACATTGCCCGCACGTCCTTCGCTCCTTCGACGTTCTCGCGCTCGGCGTGAAGCCAGATCGCCCGGGCGAACGCCTGGTCGCTTGCCGCTGCCATCTGCCCCTGTTCTGCCTGATTCATTTCGGTTCCTTCATCGCTACCACTTTCAAGTGGTGGTTAATCGCGCTGTTCAATCGGGCCTGCGCCTGCTTCAGATCCTTCTCGGCTTCGAACAGCATGTGGTCGTGCGCCTCCTTCCAGGTGTCGAAGTAGGGTCGATGCTGGCGCCACGTCATGGCCGTCTTGTCGACCTTCCTGTAAGAGATCTTCGCGATCGGGCCGGGAAAGTAGGCTTTCGGGTTAGCTCTTGCCATTGGTGCCCTCCGCCAGGTTGCCGTAGATCTCGCTGAGCACCATGTAGGCCTGGAAGCAGTGGCTGAACAGCGTGGTGTGATCGCAGTCGAAGTTAGTCTCGCCAAGCGTCTTGAGAAGCTTTGCCACCTCGATACCGTCGACGCGAGCGGGCAGGGCAGCAGATGCCGGAAAATTTGCCGGCATCACATTGCAGCTGCCGGCGCTGGCAACGCTTGAGTTGTGATGACCGTCACTCATCCTGCAAAGCTCCTTTCTGGCGCTTCTCAGCAGCCAGTGCCTGCTGCACTGCCATGGCCATCTTGCCGATGCCGACCTTGATGCCAGCGCCGGCAATCTTCTCGTCGTCCGTCGTATCGGAGTCGTCTCCGGGAGACATGTCATCGATCAGTTGTTCTGCGATGGCTGCGACCTGCTGCTCGGTTAATCCGATGGTGAGTGCTTCACGTTGAACTGGAACACGGCGCACCGCTCGTGCGCGAACGGTGCGCGGCCCCTTCACTGCCCGGCGGTCGGCGTCCGTCGCAAAATCGAACATTACTGTCGCCATATCGCCGTCGTAGGGCTCTTGGTCGCACGTGTAGTACAGCTCCGGCTTAAACCGGTGGTGCATGGACCTGCGGAGATGCGCTAACTCCGCATAGGTCGGGAGCTCTCCATTCATGCTTGCAATGAATTCCTCGGCTACCTCGAGGCCTGTGACCCGAACATCGCCCGGGAGCAAGATGAGGTGCACAGGCACGCCGTGGTGGCTAACGGCCCCGGCGTAAACTTCCAGCGGTTGCAGGGCGCCGCCCGCGGGCGAGGCTGAGGTTATCCCGGCTTTAGCGGGGACGGCGAGATTGGCGGTATCGCGGCTTTCCAGTAATTCAGCAATCACCGCAAGCGCATCGGTTGCAACGTCGGCGGGGTCGCGGTCGCAGTCGTTCTGCGTCGTTTCCTGCAATTCGCGATCAAGGCGCTTCAAATCGATGCCGGCGATGATGGTGGGCTCAAGCTGCTGAAGTTTGTTCTTTTCCATTTTCATGTCCATTGTTGTGGTGATGCTTGATGGGCCGCGCTATCGCCACGCCAGTAGACCAACCTCAGGTTTGGCCGGATGGCCGGGGAGCCATGGGCGATGCCAGCCGCCATGTGAACCAGGGACTCCTTGGCGTCGTCTGCCATCGTGCGAACTATGCGGATAAGCTGGCACTCAAGGTCGGTCAGCTGCAGAGTCTTATCGTGAGTCTGTTTCATGCCGTTCTCGCCACGATAGAAAGTCGAACCGGTGCGGCCGGCAGCGTACGTGCGTATTCGTGCGACAGGTCGACCAACATGTCTTTCGCGCAGGCCGCGGTTGCCCGAAAGTTGGCGATCAGCTGGCGCTCGACGCCGGTCAGCTGCAGGTCAGCGTTACTGACGCGGGTGACCAGGTTGGGATCGTTCGTTTTCATTTGCGCTCACCTTCCAGCGCACTTCAAGGTGGTGGCCATTTCCGTCTCCACCTCATGCAAGTGCTGAAGCTCGACCGCCAGGTGCCCAAGCAGTCCGCCGAGGCGGGCGAGGTGGTGACCGTCTACCACCGACTCCTCATTTCCGAGCATGCTCATCATGGCGCCCAGCGATTCGATGCCGTCCAGGATGGTTTCGGTTGCGCCCCAAGCATGCGATTGGATCGCGTCGACGGTATGCCGCTGCACTTCGGTAAGGCGGGTCGAGGCATCAATGGCACCGAGGTTCTTGATCAGCTTGGGCAGCTCATATGCAGCGCGGCTGGGGTGGTTGAACTGAGGGTTTTTCTTTTCCATGTTCGAGTGCTCCTCAGGCTTTGCCGCAGTTGATGGCGTCGAGACGGCCTTCAGCGAGCTCTCCGAGCATGAAAAGCGACTCCGAAAGCAGGCCTGCCAAAGATTCGATCCCGTTCACATCCAGCACGGGGTTGCGTCCGGAATCGCGCTCGATCACGTCCATGCGCAGGATGTCCGCTACCACCTTCGCGCCGCGGCTGATCGTCAGCGCCCGCTCTGCGAAGTACACCTCGTTGCTCGCCTGCTCGCTCGCATTGAGATACGAGTACGGCACGATGAGCGGCGTCAAATAATCAGGTCTTGCCTTTGACGTTTCCTTCATGCTATCTTCACGATTCGCCATCTTCTTTCTCCAAAAGGTTAGGGGCGTAAGGGGCCATCCGGTGCTGAGAACACCGGGTGGCTTTGTTGTTTCTGGGGTAGTGCTGGGTTAGTTCAGCCGGGCCGGACTTCGGCCGGACTCCTTCGGCGGCGGTGCAAATTTACTGAGCAGCTTGGCCAGATCGGCGAGCCCCTTGCGGGTTACCAGCACCTGGGCGTTGCTCTTGGTTTCACCAGTTTCCGGATCCTTATAGTTCGCCACCTTGTGTACGAGGCGACCGGCCTGGATAGAAGCCTGATAAGCGATGTACCCGCTCTTGCCTTGTCGGCGGTACATCCATCCCATTTCGAGCAGCGTGTCGCGCAGCTTGTGCGGCTGCATCTGCAGGTGTTTGGCGGCGTCGGTGACACACATGGTGCCGTCAGCGTTTGCGATGAGGTCGAGTCCTGCGGCAGCCGGCGCCAGCTCGGCGACTTGATTCGCCAGCTGCACCTTCTCTGCAGTCAGCAGCTTGTTGCGAGCCTCTTCTTCGCGAGCCAGCTTTTTTGCGGCGATCCATGCTTCCGCCATGGCGATCGGATCGTCGAAATTTGGGGCGATGGCTACCGCGGCTTCTTTCTCCGCCAGGCGATCGTAAACGCGGGTCTGCACCTTGAGTGATTCGCTCATCACCATCAACTCCGCCTCGCGCTTTGGCAGGTGGTAGCACTTTACAGCGCGTCCCGTGGCGTCTTTGTACTCACCTAAAAATTTAGGTGAGTCGATGCCAGGGTGCTTTTCGATCTTCACAAGGAAGTTATCGTGACGGAGCGCCACAAATCGGGTGCCCGCGGCCTCAGCATCGGCCTTACGTTCCTCATTGATCACTTCAACGATCTCAAGACTGGACATCGTTGCGACTACGGAGGTGCTTACTGCTGCCTGCTGCGGTGTGTTCATCGGTGCCTCAGTCGATAGGGGTTGTCATCCATCAGTTGATGCGACTGTACATCAACCGAGTTGACGACGTCAACTGATAGTTGAGAAAAAAATCAATATGGCTGTAACCGGGGGCGAAAAAAACCGGCCTCGGCCGGTCTAAGTGTCCTGTGGTGAACTATTCCTCCGCCACCCATTTCCCAATCACTGTGGCTAGAAGAACGTGTCTTTCATCTACCGGCGTTATGGCTTGCGGCCATTGAGGGTTAAGCACTCGCCAGTAATTCACCCCGCCTTCAATAATTAGCTGCCGCAATAGGACATCTAGGTTGTGTGTCATGCCCGATGCACTAAATATGACTCTGGAACCCGACTTATATGGAGCGTCTGGGTCGGCAAAGATAATGTCCCCTTCAGAGTAGGAAGTTCGCGAACCAAGGTGTTCCATCGTGACCCCTTTTACGACCATAGCGAAGGTGCGCTCGCCATGCTCGACAGGACAGGGAAGCCACTCCCCTTTATGGTACTCATGATCGTGCTTTTCTGGGACATCGAGCCAGCCGACAACATCCGAGCTGTCCAGCAGTGGCACGAATATGCCTTCGTCTGCAATCTTCGGAAGCGACGCTGCACCATAGTAAAAATGGCGCCCCGGACGCTCGAGTTTTGGCAAATTCGGATCCGCTTGTTCGCCTCGGATCAACCAAACCGGGCTGACGCGGAATAGGTCTGCGAGAGCCCATTCCCTCTCGTTATCTACATTCCCGCCACTCTCCCATTTGTGAACGGCCTGGGGGCTCACGCCAACTTGACGAGCGACTGCGGCCAAGCTGAGCCCGCTCCTTTTGCGCAGAAATTTCAAACGTTCTGCAAACGTGTCTAATTTATCAACCATTCGTTGATTTTTACATGATTTGTCGTTGCGCGCAACGGCGGCCGATCAACGCTTTTCGTCAATCTGTGGTTTAATGCGCTTGACACACATCAACCATCAATTGATAATGAATCCATGAAGACTTTTCTCGCTGAACAGATTTCCACCTACGGAAACAACCGGCTGGCGGCAGACCTTGGCGTGTCGCCACAGGCTGTGTCGAAGTGGGCAAAGCGCGGCGAAATTCCGCCACGAAGAGTTTGCGCAACAGCGCGTCTGCTGGGAGTAGCCGCTGAACAGCTGGCTCCTGAGCTCTTCGGGATCGTGACAAAGCCTTTGACTGACGAAGCTCCCGCCTAACCAGCAATCACTATCGACGTTCTTAACGCCGCCGCTAGACCGGCAGGCGCGGGGACTCTTTACGCCAAAATTTTGAAGCATTAGGAACTCGACTATGCCAAGCATTACAGGCGCCACTGGACTGGCGGCGAGAATCGAAGCGGCAATGAACAACGGCACGTATGACGCCTATAAGTCGATGAGCCCGCTGGCTGAGTTCATCGCGATTCGACACTTTGTCCGCGCCAACGATGATCGAATAAGCCGGCTCTGGGCGGAGGAGAAGCGCGTACGCAGGCTGGTGCCAGGGATGGAATTCTCGCCGTTCAACAAGCACCGGGTCGCGCAGATGAATGAATACGCCGCCGCCCTCGCAGAGTTGCGAAAGCTCGCAAAGAAGGCAGAGCAGAGGCTCGGGCGTATCGTCATTAACATGGCGCCGAGGATCGATGCCGTGACGACGCTGGAACAGCGCTTGGAGCTCCTCAACTGCAACCCGGCGGATCGGGTCGACCTGACTGAGCCGAACATCGGCTTGGTAGAGCTTATCAGCGTGCATTGTGTTGAGGACTCGGCCACGCATCGCGCCGACGAGTTCAACATTCGCCCTTTGCACGGAGCGGTCTGGGCCGAAATCATTCGCTCGATGCGAGACACCCCGGACGGCCGCGCCGCGTCAGCCAAGTTCATGGACGAGGCATTGGCCCCTGGTGGCCTACTCTATGGAGTTCGCACCGGACACCTGCAGCCGGATGGAACGTTAAAGCTCCAGTCGCCAGCTCTGGTCCTGCACGACGCATCCGGCTCACGCGTCATCGAACGGTATCCGTCGTGAACAATCCTGTATCAAACGTAAAAACCATGAGCCCGATGGGCGAGGAGCATTGAAATGGCCTATGGATTCGTCTATTTCCTTACCAACCCGAGCATGCCAGGCCTGACCAAGGTCGGCATGACCACCAAGCATCCGATCGAGCGAATGGAAGAATTGTCTCGCTCGACCGCTTGTCCTACTCCTTTCGAGATGCTCGCGTTCTTCGATACGTCGGATCCGCAGGAGGCGGAACGCGCCATCCATGTTGGGCTGAGCGACTATCGAGTGAACGAGTACCGCGAGTTTTTTAATGCGCCACCTTACGAGATCGAGGGGCAATTCAACGAGTGGCAAGATCCTTGGGGCGCACAGTATCGACGGCCGTTGGATAGGCTAGTTGAAACCTTCCGTCGCGAGGAAGCAGCTGCCATGGACGAAGTTCTGGAAAGGGTGTGACATGGCCCGCGCACGCAATATCAAACCTGGCTTCTTTACCAACGAAGAGCTGGTCGAGCTTCCCTTTCACACTCGCCTCCTATTCATCGGCTTATGGACGCTGGCCGACCGCGAAGGCCGCCTAGAGGACAAGCCAAAGCGCATCAAGATGAACCTCTTTCCCGCGGATAGCATCGACGTCGACGTGTCGCTAAACGAGCTTCGGGCTTCCGGGTTCCTCGCACGCTACGAGAAAGATGGCGCACGTTATATCCAAGTGCTCGCATTCAGGAAGCACCAGAACCCCCACAGGGACGAGAAGCCGTCTTCTATACCGGCAATGGATGAGCACCGTGCAAACACAGTGCAAGCATCATGTGCCAACGATGGCAATCCGGCTGATTCTCCGATTCCTGATTCTCCGATTCCTGATCCCCTCAACATCGACACTGCGGATGCGATGAAGCCCGTCGAAGTTGTCGCGCAACTTGACGAGCATCGACACCTGATAGCCGCGCCTCTGCCTGCAGCCAAAGACCTGCCTGCGCCTAATAGCCCTGCATTGGTGCTGACGCTGGCTCTGCGGCCGCTTGGGGTATCGGCGCTCTCAACCCACCCGACCGTGATTACCTGGGCCGAACGCGGAGTGTCAGTCGAGGTGCTGACTGAGGCGGTTCGGATGGCGCGCGAGCACAAGCCAACTGGCAGCATTCCTCCAAATTACCTCGCACCGATCGTGGATAAACTCCTAAATCCGGGTGCTGGTCGCCAGCAGCGAAGCGGCGCGGTAGCAGAAACGATAGAGCAGCGAAACGCGCGGATCTTGGCAGAGGTGATGGGCGAAAGTAGGGGTGCTGCCGATAATGTCATCGATATCGACGCGCAAGAGGTGCCTGATGCAGCCTGAGGATAAGCCGCGGTTCACAATGTTGCTGGCCGACGTCTTGGCTGGTTACGGTAAGCCGCTGCCGGAGAAGGCTGGGATCGATACATGGTTCAATCAGCTTTCTTCATTCCCGCCATCGGCCATCAAGCAGGCCTTCGAGGCGTACAAGGTCGAGCGCCCGGACTTCGCGCCGGCACCGAACGGCATCGCTGCGCGCTGCAAGCTGCTAGACGGCCGTCCCGACGAGAACGAAGCCTGGGCTGTATCGCTCACCAGTTTGGATGAGCGCGAGACGGTCACCTGGACCGAAGAGATGGCCGAAGCGTTCGACTTGGCCAAGCCGTTGCTAGCGATCCGCGACGAGATTGGCGCGCGCATGGCCTTCAAAGACGCGTACAAGCGGCTGGTGATCGAGGCGCGATCGCTCAACAGGCCTGTGCGCTGGTCGACGTCAGCCGGCTGGGATGCTGGGCGCCTGCAGCTCGCTCACCAGGATGCGGTCAATGCCGGCTTACTGGAAGGCCCGAAACAGCCGCTGGCGCTGCCGAATGAGTCTGGGCAGGTCGCTGGCAAGCCGGAGGGGCTGAAGCGCCTCATGGAAACGATGGCGCAGCTGGAAGACCCGCACGCTAAGGCGGACCGGTTGAACGATGAACGGCTGGCCGAAGCCGAGAGGATCGACCGTGAGCGGCGCGAGGAGATCGATCGGAAGACCAAGGAGTACCTTCAGCACCATCCGGAAGCGCGCTACGGCGAGCTGTTGAGGCCCGCCAGCAATCCTCGTTGAGTGTGTAGTAGCCGTAGTGCTCGACAGCAAGACCGCTTCAACGTAGCATTAAGCCAACATAAGCAATCGTGACGGTAAAGGGGAGCCATGTTCTACGAGTGGGGCGGTGCCGAGTGCAGGCAGCCGCATTTGTCCGGGGAGCGCACTGTATGCAGGTGTTGCAAAGGCGAGCTCATCGGGGTCGTCCCACATGACAATCAGGCGCATTGGCGCCACAAGGCCGGCGATTGCGATCCATGGAGCGAGCCTGAAGGACAGTGGCACCTCGGATGGAAGGAGCGCTTTCCGCCAGCATCGCGAGAATTCGCGATGGTTGATCAGGCGACCCAGGAGCGACATCGGGCAGACATATTTCATCAACTGCCAGGCTTTCAGGGAACCGTTGTGGAATTGCAGCACTCTCCGATTTCAGAAAGGGAGCGCGACGCAAGAGATACGTTTTATTCTGCGCGAGGAAGGATGTTTTGGCTTGTACATCTTCACGATGAGACAAGTATGACCGCCACCTCATTTAGACTGTCTTATGACCGGAGCAGCCCGGTGAACTACAAAGGCCGAGTTTTTCATGTCATGAGCTGGTACGGAAGAAGCAAGCAGTTCATCGAAAAATGGAAGCGATCTAAAGCGCACGTATTTTTTGATTACGAGGGCAAGATATTTTATCTAGCCACGATGGCAAGTTGCGCTGAAATCGTCCAGGCTTCCCAAAAAGGGCAATACGCGCTCGCGTATCTCACTCATGAGGAGTTTATGCACGCCGCAGGACACGTGGCCTGACTACAACGCCTTTCCATTTGGAAAAGTTCGGGGCAGGCAAGAAAATTTGATCTGATCTGGTAAGCTCGATTGGTCTTTCTAAGGGGAAATCATGGGCTTCGCAGATCGCTATGTACACGCACTGAACGCATCGAACCTCAAGGACGATGAGCGCCATCACCAGGCCGAGCCGTTGACCGCTGCGGCCTTCGCCGCCGCCGGCATGAGCGGCGACCTTGGTCCGTTGCTTCACCGTGTGAAATTTGCTGATGGCCTGGCGCGCAAGGAGTTCGAAGGCAATCCCGGCAACCTGGCCCAGCTGCTTCGGCTGTGGATCGCCGAGGTGACGAAGCGCGGCCGCGCCCGGCGCTGGGTGCCGGAAAACACCGCATGGGATGCAGAAGCTGCACGTAAGTTGTATGTCCAGGTGGCAGAACACTCGCTCGCGCACTGGCTTAACGAGGTTTGCGAGCCGTGCGGCGGCGCCGGCGTAAAGGAGGCGAGGGCGTGCAAGTGCTGCAATGGTACTGGCAAGGCCGCGCTGTCGTTGGCGGCCGGCTTCGTCCGCGAGCACACTCTCAACATGGTGAGCGAGCTGCACAACATCGCCGACAGCCATGCGACCCGTGCGGCGTCAAAGCTTCGCTGAACAATAAACCTCGAGTGGCTGTGTATACGTCCAGCAATTTCGTGTAAACTATAGGCCTACATTCTTCCGGCCTCGTAATGCGCGGAATACCGCCACCGATAACCGGAACTCGCGACAGCACCCTAGCCTTCAGTGCTGTCGCTCGCCTAAAGAAAAGCCCAAACCTTGGACGTTTGGGCTTTTTGCATTAGACGTCAGCTATTCCAGTGGCGCTGGATGAACTCTGTTGCCCCTGGGAGCAGGTTCTGCATGCGGCAATTGAGCGCGTCAATGACGATCAGCGAATCGTTTTTGTCCATTGCTGCCCATACCGCATTGAAGACCTCTTGTTGATTCAACGGACTGCGAAGATAAAACAACGATTTTTGCGCCCGTATCGATGCCCCCAAGCGACCGATAGCCTGAGCGATCTTTGTATAGTCCTGTCCCGGTGAATTCAGATCATAAGAAACGAAGTAGTTACTGTTTGCCATATTGTCCCTAGTTTTGTGCTGACCAAATGTCAGTAGCAATATGGTAGTCCGTTGCGCAACGGTCAATTCTCACCCTAAGTAACTGCTTTGTAAGCAATCGGCGGCAGCATGAAACCTTCTTCGGACTTGAGCGGCGTCGAAATAGGCAAAGCCCCGCAGTCAGCGATGATGCGGGGCTTTCAGCTTCGCTAGGCTGCCAGAGCGTACGAGTTGTCGTGAGCCGCGCGGACCTTCACCGCGTCTTCTGCGGCGTCGAGATCCAAGCTGGCGAGGGTCTTTGGCCTTGCGCGAATAGTGAGTTCGTATCCCATTGCGTCAAGCGCTGCTGCCAACGTGTCGATCTTCGTATTGTGGGTGAGGTCAGTGAGCCGCGTGATTTCCTGAGGTTTCACCCCAAGCATGCGCGCCAGATCAGCTGGCCGCACGCGGTCTGCAAGCATGCGGTTCAACAGCAGCACTTTGGCCGAAACGCTGACGGGCAGGGCGATCAAGCGTTCGCCCTCTTCGGGTGCCGATGGTGGCGGAACCGGCCGGCGGTCTTCAAAATAGAACTCCATGGCGGTGGCCAGTGCTCCTGCCGCCTCTTTCAGAGCATCCGCTTCGTCATCACCTTGCGTGATCGCTTCGGGGATGTCGCGGAATTCGACAATGACGCGACCCTCATCTCCCGGGATAAATCGTGCTGGGTATTTCATGTGCCCTCCGTGGCATTTAACTGCTTTTATGGTTGAACTGCTGACTTGTCGAGATGCGGTGATGTGCCGCAAGCCCCTTTCGGGGCCTGCCTCACTTCAGTTTAAGTTCGAGGCCAATTTGTTTCGCGATCCGCTTTGCAAACTGGTTGTCGATTTCTTTGCCGGGGTGTCTCGGGACTGTTGTCTGTTTGCCGTTGTAGTAGACCTTTAGGTGGTCTGTTCCGTTGGTAACCTTGACGCCTTGTTCCTTGAGCCACTTGACGAACTCTTGCTGCTTCACCGCCTCCCCTTGTGTTGTTGTCGATGTAGTTATAATAAACAAAAACGATTCTAAACACAAGCACTTTTGTTTATATTAGCCTGATTGTTTGTCTCCGCCCCTAGTGCACTCAGGGGATCTCGCCGCCTGACGCAGCAATGCGCAGGCGGCTTCTTTTATTCCGAGGTGCGCCATGCGTCCAGTCCCGATGCTGCGAGTAGAGGTGGACGGCAAGGTCGTGCAGCGCCCCGGCGTGCTCGACGTGCTCCAGTACGACGCTACCGGCAAGGCCACGCTGTCGCGCCTGCGCCCGCAACTACTTCCCGGTGAGACGCTGGTCGAGCGCGTGGGAGCGATCCCGGTCGTTGTCGGCGCACGCCCGGCTCACGAACATGCCCTCATCCGGCACCAGGTCGTCCGGTCAGTGCTGGGCACGCATACAGCGATGCTGGCCGAAGAAGCCGATCCGGTGGCGCTGAACTGCATCTGCCACAGCCTGATCGATGCTGCCGAGGCAAAGCGCCTGCTGTGCGCAAACGGTGCAGGGTGGCCCGCGCAGACGCTAACCGACATGGTGCGTGTTGTGCTGGGCCTGAAAATCGAGCGCACATAGCATGGCCGACCGACCAAAGACGATCTGTCGCAAGGCTGGCTGCGGGAAGCTGATTGACGCGCCCGGCTACTGCGCGCGACATGCAGCCCTGGCCACCGGCTGGAACCGTTCGCACAGCGGCAAGAGCAGTACCGACCGCGGCTACGGCTACGCGTGGCAGCAGCTGCGCAAGCGCATCCTGAGCCGCGACTGTGGTCTTTGCCAGATCAAAGGCCCTGGCTGCCGCTTCGTTGCGCGCGAGGTCGACCACGTGGTGAACAAGGCGACAGCGCGTGAAAAAGGGTGGACCGACGCTCAAATCGACGCCGAATCGAACCTGCAGAGTGCCTGCGAACCCTGTCATCGGGCGAAAACCGAGCGGGAGGGCGGGGGCGGCCGCCATCTCTAGCGCCCCTGCGCTATAGACCGGCTATGCAGCCTTTTTTTTATTTCCGCAATTGAGAATTTGAGATTTGGAGGGCCATCGATGGCCAAACCCCGAACCCCTTCGGCGGTGCTCGAAGCGCGGGGAGCCTTCGACAAGGACCCGTCCCGGCGCCGCGACGACTTCGAGGCCGGCGAGTTCGACGCAAAGCCGCCGGCCTACTTCAAGGCGCACCAGAAAGCAGTCTGGAGCGAAATCGTCGGCGTGCTTCCGGCGTCTGTGCTGCAGGCGACCGACCGGATGGCCGTCGAACTTGCCGCCCGCCTGATCGCCCAGTTCCGGAAGCAGGAAGACGCTGAAGTGACATCGGCCCAGGTGGCGCAGATCCGGACCGCGCTGGCGGTGCTCGGCATGACGCCGGCTGACCGCTCGCGTGTCTCGGCGAAGAAGCAGGCCCCATCTAACCCGTTCGCCGACATGATGGGCGACGGTAAGAAGGCACACTGACCATGTCGGCCGATTACGTCGGCACGGCACTCGAATATGCACAGGCAGTCGTCAAAGGGAAAATCGTTGCGTGCAAGTGGGTCAAGCTCGCATGCAAAAAGCACCTGGACGACCTGAAGGCTAGCCGCCGCAAGGCGTTCCCGTATTACTTCGACGAGGATGCGGCCAACAAGGTCTGCACGTTCCTGTCGCTGATGCCTCACACAAAAGGGCGCTGGGCCCAGAAGCGCGAGCTGATCGTGCTGCGGCCATGGCAGTGCTTCGCCTTCACAACGCTGTTCGGCTGGAAGATCAAAAAGAACGATCTCCGCCGCTACCGGAAAGCCTACTTCGCTGTGCCGCGAAAGAACGGCAAGTCGATCATCGGTTCTGGCATCGGCCTGTACATGTTCTCGGTCGACGGCGAGTTTGGCGCCGAGGTGTATTCCGGCGCCACCACGGAAAAGCAGGCATGGGAAGTTTTCCGCCCTGCGAAGCAGATGATCGAGCGTACGCCTCAGCTGCAGGAGGCACTCGGTGCCGAGGTGTGGGCCAAGGCGCTGATCGTGCCGGCAGACGGCTCACGCTTCGAGCCCGTGGTGGGCAAGCCTGGCGACGGTGCCTCGCCGTCCTGCGCGATCGTGGACGAATACCACGAACACGATACGTCCGAGCTGGTGGACACTATGGAAACCGGCATGGGCGCCCGCGAGCAGCCGCTGCTGCTCATGATCACCACGGCCGGGTTCAACATTGCCGGCCCCTGCTATGAGCAGGAGGTCGAGGCCAAGAAGATGCTTGAAGGGACGCTGGATGACCCTGAGCTGTTCGCACTGATCTACACGATCGACGAAAAGGACGACTGGACCAAACCGGACGCGCTTCGCAAGGCAAACCCGAATTTCGGCGTCTCGGTCGGCGAGGACTTTCTACTGGCCCAGCAGCGGCAGGCCATCCAAAGTGCCCGGAAGCAGGTCCGCTTCAAGACGAAGTATCTCAACGTTTGGTGCTCGGCGAAGTCGGCTTGGCTGAACATGCTCGAGTGGGCCAAGTGCGCGGATCTCACACTGCGCCGAGAACAGTTCAAGGGCGAACGCTGCTACCTGACGCTCGACTTGGCCAGCCGTTCGGACGTTTGCGTCCTGATGCTCATCTTTGTCAAGGTCATCGACGGCAAGCAGCACTTCTACCTTTTCGGCGACTACTACCTGCCGGAAGCCGCGATCGAAAGCGCAGAGAAGAATTCCGGCGCCTATCAGAAGTGGGTGATCGAGGGATTTTTGCAACAGCACGACGGCGCCGAGATTGATTTCGACCTGATCGAGGAAGACATGCTGGCGTTGGTCGGCGAGTACGGGCCGGACGAAGTGGTTTTCGACCCGTACCGCGCGGCGCAGCTCGAACAGCGCCTTACGAAGCGAAACATTACCGCGGTGGAGCTTGGCCAGACGGTCAAGAACCTGTCGCTGCCGATGAAGGAGTTCGAAAGCGCGATCAAAGCTGGCCGCGTGCATCACGACGGCAACCCAATGCTCACCTGGATGATGTCCAACGTCGTCGCCAAGACTGACGCGAAAGACAACATCTACCCGCGCAAAGCGAAAGACGAACAGAAGATCGACGGTGCTGTGGCCTCGATCATGGGCATCGCGCGCGCGATTAGCGGCGAAGAAGTCGCTACCTCATTTTGGGACAAAGATTGAAACTCCTCGACCGCATCCTAGGGCGCAAAAGCGCCGAGCTCACCTACGACCAAGTGGCCGACCTGATCGACGGCGCGGGCGGCGCCAGGATCGCTGGCGTTCACGTGAACGCGAAAACGGCGCTGCAGGTGACCACGGTTCTTGCGTGCGTGAAGGTGATCGCCGACGGCTGCGCCACGCCAAACCTCGGCGTCTTCCGGGAAAAGGGAGACGGCACGCGTGAGCGGGCAGTCAACATTCCGGAATACCGGCTGCTTGCGCGTCGCCCAAACGAATGGCAGACATCGTTCGAGTGGCGCCGGATGATGACCATTCACGCAGCGCTGTGCGGCGCCGGCCTGTCGATCAAGGTCCGCGGCGATAACCGTCGCGTGCGCGAGCTGATACCGGTTCCACCGGGCCAATGGGAGGTTCACCGGATATCGCGTTACGAGCTGCGTTACCGATGCTACGACGAATTTGGCTTGATCGGTGAGTT